CCAAAACTTTGGTGGTGGACTATCTACTTTGATTGCAGATACACGCAAACATAAATTCTTTGGTACATCTTTTTCTTTGATGTCTTTTATAAATTGATATTCTCTTGTGGCTAACCAGTATTTGATGTGGGGTGTAAGCAAGCACACCTCAAATATTTTCATAAGATGTGAGAAAGATTGTAAATCTCCTGAGTCAAACCACCTGTGATAATGCCTTGATTTATCTAGGTTTTTGTACTTTTGGGTAATGAGTTCTGCCATATAATCTACCCACTCATTTTTTTCTATTGCTTTTCTTCTTAACTCGTGTGCATCAAATACATTTTTAAATGCGTAATGTCCTTTGAGAGCATAGCATTTATTACAGATAGTGCCTTTTACTTTTGCTAACTTCGCACCAGTAATACATTTCTTTGCTGATATACCCCAAGCAAATGCAGGCATTTTACTGGGGTTTGATAGTGTACCTATTTCTTTTTCTAATTCTTTTCTTTTCATATATCCTCTTCAAAGTTTTCTATATCCCAACCATCACATAAATAGGAATGGTCAACATCTGATGTTGTTCTCCATATTGTTTCTTTACCTTCTTTATCTGTTGTAATAACAGTTATTTTATAAATCATTAAAGTTGATAATTCTTCTTTTGTCATTTTTCTTTTCATAATTATTTATACCATAGATTAATAGATGAGTCAATTTGCATAATAGACTTTTTTCAAAAAGTATGATATGATATCCTGCGTTTCGGGGCAGGGTTAATATACTACTTGGGTTCTATTCCTCTAATTGTAGTTGAAATAAAATTATTATGTTTGTTTGTATACTCAATGGCATACTCTTTTTTATGGTCTAACTTTCTTCTTAATTTTTTTAAAGACATAGCTTCCATATCTTCTGACATTTCTTTTCCTAATTCTCTTACTTTGTATTTATATCTCATAATTATGTACTTTGTTTAGTTGCCTTTCTTTTTTTTGTTTTTCTTTTTTAATATTGTATTGTATCACAAAATAAACAATAAGTCCACCCACCATTATGGCACATAGACCTATAAATAATTGTAGTATTCCTAGTTGTATTGCTGTCATAAAAAAAGGCTAGGCGATTTCTCGCCTAACCCTTATGTAATTTAAGCTACTTGTTGGGATTCAAGATGTTTCTGCAATGCAATTTTTGCAGTAGCAATCTTTTCTTCCTTGCTAGGTTTCCTCTCATAACCTAATATAGAATCTGTCATAGATTTTACACTAGCAGGATTAACTACCAATGCACTACCGAATACTTTATTGAGAGATATTTGAGGTTCCCAATTATATTCTTTAGCTAACAAATCAACTTCAGATTTTGTTCTCATAGCTTTTATTTGCTCACCGACTAAATCAACTGCTCTTAATATAGAGCCAATCCAATCTGCGTGAGTCTTTGCAACATCAGCTTTTGCTATTAACATCAGCTCAAATGTAGCAAACTCGGATTCTGTGCAAGGTATTGCACGAGAACGACAACCACCACTACCAATTATATCTAAAGCATAGTTATCTTTCCATACTTGATGCCAATTAGTAGAACTTCCGTCATTACCCTTTAACCAATTACCACAGCTATTGGTTGTAGTAGAGTAGTGAGGGTTGTTTGGTTTATCTTTTTGCTCAATAATTATGTCAGGGTTATAGCCATTAGCTTTTAACTCCTCACGATACCAAGCATAAGCAAATTCATTTTGATGATTGTATTCACTACCATTTAGATTGCCGTCTAATTCAAAGCTAAAGTGTTTTTTCTTATCCACTTCATCATTGTAGTTATCTAGCATTTTTGCTTTATTACCCTTTTTATCTACTACTGCAAAATAAAAACAACTGTCTTTTGCTGTTGCGTCAACAGTATTATATTTCTTCTGCAATGTTTGTAGTGTAGAAACATCTTTGGGATTATATACTCTATGCACAACTTTGGTTGCTAACTTAAATGCGTCATCAATCCTAGTTTTACACAAAGTTTTAGCCGATAGATATGCTTCATACTTTGGGTTGTCTTGTTTAGATTCTAAAAATCTTCGGAAGTCTTTTATATAAGCTGTCCGATAATCTTTATTCAATCTAATATCTTTTCGTTTTTCCATTGAGTACTCCTTTCAGTTGGAACTTTAAAGATACTACTAACTTGCTGTCAGTAGTATCTATATAATACTATATTATTGTTGAGGTGTCAAGCCAAGTTGTTGTGCTAAAACTTTGGCTTGTGCTGATGTGATTGCAGGATAATAATCATCACGATTATTTCCAGTTGCTTGTAGTCTAGTAATACGGTGTCGTACATTAAATAATTTATTACTTAATAAATAATAACGATCCCATTCTTGCCTATCACTATTCCAACTAGAATCATATTGTACATACCAAGCATTTTCCATATTAAATTTTACAGGTTCAGTTATTCTAACACCGATTGCTTCAATAGCCCTATCTAAATATACATCAGACCACTCATCATAACAACCAAGCGTACAGAAATTACCCTTACCATATCCATTTGCTTTATTAGATTGATAATACTTCTTACCTTTTTGACCCCTAATTTGATTTGAGTTTTTCTTTTCGGGACATTTGGGATTTTGACACCATTTAGTTTCTCTACTCATTGCATTGTACTCCCATCTAGGTTGCCTATAAGTAAGTTCTTTAATT